CACCACAATATGGTGACACTGCGTATATTCAGACAGGTCTTAATCAGAATGTTTCTTTTGATAATGGTGATGTACACGGTGACTTCGCTGCAGCTGGTATCACATTTGATGTAGAAGCTAATTCCAATCATACAGGTTCTGTTCCTTCTAATACCTTGTTGAAAGGTAATGGTTCTATTGATGGTGCTTCTTCTTCTAATTTTGCAGGTACTTTTCGCCTTACAAATGACGAGTTTAGTTCTTTCTCTGTTCTCGCCCTAAGACAGGCCGAAGCTCTCCAGAAGTGGAAAGAGGTTTCTCTCTCTGGAAAACAGGATTACAAGGACCAGATTGAGCAACATTTCGGTGTTTCTGTTCCCGATGTTCGCTCTAATTTGTGCACATGGATTGGTGGCTCTGTTGGTGTTCTTGACATTGGTGAGGTAGTTAATACTAATCTTCAAGGTATCAACTCTCAAAAAGGTATTGAAGCGTCTATTGCAGGCCGTGGTGTCGGCTCTCTTAATGGTCGTGACGAATTCAATTGCTCTGAGCATGGTATTCTTATGTGTCTCTATCATGCTGTCCCTCTCATGGATTATACTGACGATGTTACCGACCTCTTTATGTTCAAAGGCAACAAATTCGATTATGCCATTCCCGAATTTGACTCCGTCGGTATGCAGTCCGTTCCTGCCCTCGCTCTCAATAATGCATTTGTCGATAAAGTCCCTGTACCAGATGACTCTACTGGTCAGGCTAATTTAACAAGCGATTTGTTTAATTCTTTAGGATATGCACCTCGTTATGTTGATTATAAGACCAGTGTTGATGTTGTTGCAGGTGCTTTCAACTCCTCTCTTGCCTTTTGGGCTGCTCCTATGAGTAGCGATTACTTTAACGCCCTTGCTAATAGCATTAAAAACGGCAAAAAGTTAACCCCTGCATT